AGAATGTTTTTTAATATTACTCATACGATATGATATACTAATAATAAATATCTAACTTATTCAATATCATCAATTATATTATCCTCATGAAGCAAATCGCTTTGTTCGAATAAATTAATTTTACGATCGATATTTATTTTTTCAAACATACTCTTATTAGTATGATACACTATTTGTGTATTTTTATTTTCTAAAGCCAGAGGTGATCCTCCTGCATATTTAGTTCTTCCAGTACCATCTTCTCCAGAATTAGAATTATTTTTCATATCATAATTACCCATTCTATCTCTTCCAAGAGGATCTTTAGTTGTTCCTATAAATGAAGCTTTTTCTTGAGGACGACCTGGTTTGTGGATAGGTTCATTTGGATTTTTCTCATTATATCCTAGTGGAACTTCTGAAGCGGCTGTTCTATTAGCATTACCTCCGTAAAGACTAGCGATTTGATGCGGGGTTCCATATGCTTGATTTGATTCAGAAGGATCATTACCTTCGTTTTCAATTTGAGCATAACGGAATTGACGTTTCTTATCTTCTAATAATAAGTCTCTCATTTCATCATATTCACTTTCACTTAAGTGGAATAGATTATCATATATGTAATCTGATGGGAATAAGTTATTTTCCATCATTTGAGAAGCTAGATCAATTTTCTCTTTCATTAGAGCTACTCTTTCCTGATCATAGATAATTGAAGGAGTAGTTAAGCTTAATTCAAAGTTTACTAATGAATCACTAGTGTATCCTTGTGTATATAAATGTACTAAAGCTATCTTAGTTAACTCAGATAATACAATTCTCTGGATTCTTTCGATAGTTCTAGCAAATCTAATATCTTCTGCAGCAAGAGTTGCTTTACCTGATAAATCCTTTTCATAACCCATAAAGGCTTTAGGGATTTTTAACGCTGCAAATAATTTATCTCTTAAATAAGCAACATCTTCAATACCGTTATACTGTAATCCAGGTACGGTTTCAATACGAGTTGATTGGTCATTACCTCTTACCGGGATAAAGTAATCTTCAAGTAAGTTTTGCATATTATATTTAAGGTTATATTGACCTGTGTTCTGATCTACAAAAGGAATTTTCTTCATTTTAGAGATCATTCTCTGCATATATGTCTCAACCTCATTAGGAGGAATAGCTCCTACGTTTATATAATAAGCTCTCTTATCCGGTGCTCTTACTATGCGGTGAATTAACATCGCATCTTCCATCAACACCATTTGCTTAAAAATCTTTCTACCTGGTTCTAAGTATGATCTACCGTAAGGTAGGTAATTTACATCTCCTATAAGTCGGAAATGGGCCATTTCATAATTTTCAAATTCTAGACCTGTACCTTCTTGAGATGCTCCAGCATATGTTGCCATATAGCCTGATGAACCGCCAGATACTGCTGTTGGATCGTACTTAAATTTAACGTAAGATGGGTTTTTAACGTCACTTCCTTCAAGTCTTACAATGGTGTAGGCAGAGAAAGGGATAACATTATATACCCCAATTTTCTCAGCTATCTCTAATTTAAGATAGAAGTCACCAAATTTAGTCATGTTTCTAATCCATGACCATAAGTTAAATTCGATGTTTAAAACATCATAAAATAAATTATATAATATCTTTTGGATATTTTCATCTGAAGATCTAATTTGAAGTACTTCTCCTTGTTCATTCTTTAAAGTACACTCATCAGAAATAATATCTAGGGCTGATGCTATAATAGCGTCTGTATCCATGGACTCGTAATCTGCATACAACTGAACACGCATTGACTGGTAGTTCTGGGTTGTATTGAGATTATGAGCATAAGAGTTAGAAGTAGTATATACTCTGTTGAATCTGTCAACCAAGGCATTAGTTTGGAGAATACCATTTGTCTGGATTCTCTCAGTATCCATCGTTTTAAGATTATTACCACCAACATTCCTTATTACGACGTCGGTAGAGAATAATCTCTGTAATCTAGAAAATACGTTTTGTTCTGCCATTTATTATAAATATAAATATATTAAAGTAACCACCTAATATCCTCGGACTCTCCGTATATATTAGTTTGGGAGTATGGATTATCCATATTACCTCCTTGGGAATAGATTTGAAAACCTGAGTTTGTTTTACCCATATTATTCATTGCTGCTTTTGCCAGATCCTGACCTGTTTGTCTGAATTTTAAAGCAGTATCTCTTAAAAACATTGCTATTCCCCATGCCATTGTTAAGTCGTCATTATAAGAAGACATTGCTTGAGCTTTACCGTTCTTCCAAATAAACGTTCTCCACTCTTCTAATAATCTTTTTGATCTTATAGTACAAGCTCTTTCATTAATATACGAAATCATTTTCGAAATAACAAGCGGTCTTGTCTTTAAATTTGTAGAAAATCCCGGAACCATTCCGTCTCCGGAGTCAAACTTATTAAGATACATCTCAACATTAGTCAAAGCTATGTCTGATCTAGGAGAGTAGTATAGGTTTCTATATCCTCTTTCGATAGCTGTCTGAACTACGTCCCATCCTATGTTAGCGTTTTCAATTACTAGTAAAGCATCGTTATATTCAGTAGCTATACCTACTAAAAGATTACCGTAATCCCTAGTATCTATATGACCTTTATATTCTGCAACCTGGGTTGCTGCTTCTATATCAATTACATGAAAAGCCGAATAATCCTTACCGTCACCTCTGGCAACGTCGGCTACAACTGCATATGTTTTAGAATAATCTACCTGATCCCATACCCATAAATTACCATCTATACCTCTTTTTTCCATCGGTTCTTCGATAGTATTTTCTTCGATCCAATTTAATTGATCTGGCTCTATTACTGTCTGACCTGATGTACTAAAATCGCAGTCACATTCTTGAGCTGCATCTCTTATGCCTAGGATTATATCCTGTTCATCTCTCCATACCTGGTTTCTCTCCGGGTGAACAGTCCAGGGTAAAGATAGAGGTACGAATCTATTTTCTCCGGCCTGCGCCTTAACAAAGGTTTGATGGAACCAGTTACCAGTACCGTTAGGAGTAGATAGGGCAATACATTGACCTCCGGTTGCTAAGGTTTGCTGAGCAGCTGTAAAGATTGTATCAATATTATCGATAAATGCTGCCTCATCTAGAATCAATAATGATACTGCCTCAGAACGGCCGGCATCCGGTGATGCTGCAACTGCTTTTACTTGAGAACCGTTAGCAAGTCTTAAACTTAATCTGTTATCCTCTACTGTTTTTATCCTTAACCACTGGGGTAAAGCCTGATAAGCAAAACGGATCTTAGTTACAATGTTTTTAGCTGTTTCCTGCTTGGTTGCAATAGCTAGAACGTTTTTATCTTTATGAAAAAGCATTAACCATAATGAATAAGCTGAAGCCAGAGTTGATATACCTAACTGTCTTGACTTATTTATTACAGTATATTCGTTCTTTTTTAGTTGATGAAGTACTTTATCCTGGAAAGGATATAACGCAAATTGAATCCGGCCTCTTTTAGGGTGCTGGATCATATAATACTTGCGCATAAAATAAGCAGGATCTGTCGCACATTTGACAAATTCCTGCTTAATTGCTTCTTTTATACTAGTAGAGTTGGATGATTGATTATCCTGTTCCATAACATTTATTTTAAGAAAAAGAAATTAAGATACTTTTTCGTATCCTAAATCGTATAATTTTTCTTCAACATCGAAGAATAATTCTTCTGCTGCTTTATCACTCATTGGATTATCGTAAGCATAATCTTCAATTATATCGTGTAATTGTGATTCTGTATACTCTGTACCGCCTTCTAGATGATCTTCTAATCTATCAATGATAGCTCCTACTTTTTCGTGGTGTGATAATTTATCAGATTCATCACCCATCTCATACTCATCTAATTGATCGTCCGCAATAGTTGCCTTTTCGATTTGAGCAGTAAGGTTTTTGATATGCTGAGGAATATTACCAATTTTATCTTTATATTGCTCGATTGTAATCTGACCTTTCTTATATTGGTCTAATAATTCATCTTTATGTTTTAATAATACAGCTAGTTGATTCTGCTTTTTAGCTAAATCTGCTGTACTCTTACTACCTGCTTTTAAATCTTTAGCAGTAGGTTCATCTTGCATTGAATCTTCTTCTGGTTCTAATCCTTCTCTATGCATTTCTGCTGCCTGAATTAATATAGAGTGTAGCTTTCTTTGATCAGCACGAGAAAGTTTTTGATAATCTGGATTAGCCTTCAAATCATCATGATCAAGTAATTCATCACTAATAATACTATCTTTTAATTTATTATAAATTGCCGTAGTATTTTCTTCAGCTTCTTTTACTAAAGATTTAAGCTTTGAACCAGCAGTTAATTTATTCTCTAATAAGAAATTTTTAAATTCGAATGCCATAATATTTAATTTATTATAAATATCACGGAAATAACTTTAAAAGTTATCTGAAGAGAAAGGGTCGTACTTAACCTTAGCATCATTCTTTAGTTCTAGCCATCTATCTTTAGAATATGGAATACCGTAAATAAAGTATTCATCTTTTTTATTCATAGATTTAGGATATTTTAAAGCAGGTCCATCTAGGGAATGAAATTGCGGTTGTTGATCCGTTGGTTGGAATATACTCACTTGAACTCCTTCAGGAGTTTTAAATGTTCTGTAACGATTAGATTGTCCTTTAGCCATAATTATTCTTATTTATAGTCTAAATATAGGAAAA